TAGCTTCCACGATACCTTGTGATTTTACTTGTATCGAAAGTTGACTTGTTTCAATTGCCATATTATTTCCTATTAAATTTCACCACGCTGCATTTTTATAGCATTCAAGAAAGCTTCTTTCTGAATACGTGCTGCTTCTGCTTGATCTTCTGCACTTACTTCTTCTACATATTCTATGTAAGGACGAGGACAATTAATGTCATCACTAGCTTTTCTGTATTCATCTACATAAGCTGCACTCATATCCTTTATTGTTTTCTTCTCGAATATAGTTAAATCTCTTTCCATAACATTTAACCAACTCTCAATTGTCTGCCATGTTAGCGGGACTATTCCATTGGCTCCAATATCATGTATTCCTACCTCATAAAACAAAAAAACCAGAAACTCATTCTCACATTCAGGAAGTTTGAGTTCTGGTTCATTAAGCTGCTGTTTTCTACTAACTTTAGAATTGTTTGGAGCACTGTCGTACCAAGCCAATTGTCTTGCTAGTAGAAGTAGCGAGTCCCTAGAGGTTAGAAGAAATTTGTATCAGACTCAATAGCGGCTGTTACTTGGTCTAAGAACCAGTAGTACTCTACATTAGAGTAGATTTCTTCCAAATCTTCCTTAGATGTAATATCTTCTGACGCAAGGTTTTCAATCTTTTCTGTACATGCTACAGCATACTCAATAGCATCTTTACGAATCTTATCCATATTCAAATCATTTTTATTTTTGGATTTATTACTCGCGTATGCTTTAATCTTAGCATCTTGGAAGTCACGTTGAACTTTTGATGCTTTACCATATACATGTACTTTTACTTCTTTACCATCAATAAGCAAATCCTCACCTGTTTCTGGATGTTTGATTGAAACAGCAACAGCGGAAGTTTTTGCTTTAGGCAAATTCAAATTTAATTTTGTCATTTTGTAGTCCTTTTTGAGAGAGAGAGTTAAATAAGGGAGAGTCTTTGCCCTCCCTTTATTATTTTAAATATTAAGCAGCTACGATCAAGCTATCAATACCCAAGTTACAAGAAACCATAACAACAGAGTCAATAGAACCCATTTTGTAAGGTTGTGTCATAACTTTTGCAGTGTAGTAGAAAATACTACCGTCTTGCATAACAATCTTGAAAGCCCAAGAATTGTCTGTACCAAATGCTGTACGCAATTGAATCTGTCCTGCGTCAGTTGGGGAGTAAGCCATCTCAATAGTCTGAGAACCTGCATCCAACGAACCACGCAACTTACGAGTCAAACGTGTACCGATATCATTAAATTTTACTTCATTGTATGTCAACCCGAAGTCACCGATGTTTGATACTTCACCGATTTTTGTATAAGTCTTTGCACCGAAACCAGCAGCGTCTACTGTTGCGACACCAGATGTAGTTGCAATCCAGATGGTTGAACCTGAAACTGTTTGAATAGCCATTCTATACCTCTATATTAAGCGTAAATTGTGATTTTAAGAGTTGCTGCACCAGAAATAGTGACAGTACCGTTACCTGCCAAATATGGAGCGATTTTATCAAGATTAATTGATTTCTTTGTACCTGCTGGAATTGCAACGCTATAACCTGCTGTCAAGTCTTTTACGTCTGGTGTTCCACCAATAGGATATGTAGCACTAGGAGCACTACCTTTAATAACTGCTGTCAACAATCCACCTGTGGTGTTGTCTAACACAGCAAACATTCCAGTACCTTGTGTGTATGTAAAAGTGTCTGAAGCTGAAGCCGTAACTACAGTATCAGTAATCACTCCGTTGACATCTCGTGTCGTCAAGCCAATAACTGCCATTTTATTTCCTTTTTGTTAAATTTGCCTCGCGGCTAGAAGAAGCCCTTGTGGGGCAAATTAGTTAATAATTTTCTTGTCTGTAATTGAATCTTACAGGAGTAACTCTCCACTGAGCATCGTACAAAGGATTCATAATATACCCTGTACTCTCAATGCTAACAGTTCCTGTTTTTGGAAATACAGGGAACAAGTCAATTAAAGCTTGAGCCAAGTCTTCAGATTTCTTAGTACCTTCTCCAGCTTTTGTAAATATGTTAAACTGTAATATACCTAACAAAGTTACTCGTTTTGCATCTACAGTGTTGTTGACAGATGCTGCAGGTATGATATACAATTGAATAAACGTATCATCTGTTTTTTCAAATGGCACATTTTCGTAAGCTATTTTAATTACTGGAGATTGACTATTAGCCCATGCTCTCACTTTATCTTCAATTTCTTTTCTTAGTGTTCTTTGAGTCATGTTTTAGCTTTCATTCTAACCAGACCTTTAGCCATCATTGCATAAGGAGCTGTTCCTTGCCACATTGGATGAGTATCATCAGGATACCAACCTAATACTTCAGTTCTATATCCATGAGGTACATTGTTTGTAAAAAACACACTACCATCTTTTTTATAGAACTTATTAGATGTTGACAAGCTGTTTATTTGTGATAAACTATTAGTACCACTCTGATCTGCTTTTGTGGTCATATTAGATGATGGTGAATCAAAAGATACATACCACTGATTCTTTAACCACCCCTGAGCATACTCAGACCCAATAGATTCACTAGGAGATTCATTGACAATTTCTCTGAAACCGTATGAAGCAATAGAGATTATTTTATCGTTAATCTCTTGCTCTAATTGCTTAATGTTAGCTTTAATACTATCTGCGAAAGCTGCCATTTCTTTTCCTATAATTATACATCAACATTATACCAATGTCAATAGTTTTCTATCTATTCTTACACAATAATTTTATTGTTCTAGAATCTTTTCTACCTACGCTAGTTGTTATGTTATTAATAAGTCTATAGCTAGTTCCAGCTACTCCACCTTCCACTATAACAGAGGTAACTGTACCAGTATTAATAGGAGATGTTTGACTTAGAGCTGCATCAACAACCCAAGAACTAGCTGAGATAGTTTCACCAGATGCAAGCCATAAAGACCAATCAAACCCATAATCTAGTTTAGCATTTGGTGCATGTTCAAATTCTTTATCGACTTGCATTCTATTTTACCTTTAACATTCTGACTTCTTTTGGTACATCAATAAATCTATCTTCATTAATTACCTTAGTAAATCTATTTTCTTTTCTGACTATCTGAGTTCTTAGTTTATCAAGTACATATTCAATAGGGCTGATTACAACGGCATCTGATACGAGTGTGTCAGAAGCTTCGTTAATCACTACAGAACCAGTTATAGACACCGTAGCATCAGAATAAGAGGTATCTGTGGCTTCGTAATTATTAGAGTTAGCGGCTACAATAGTTTTAGCTACAGAACTAATTGCGTCTGCTTGCTCTGTAGAAACTCCGACAATCTGTACTAATACTAATGCTGTAAGCACTGAACTATCTGCAGATTCAGTAATCAGTACGCTACCATTAATAGGAGTAAATCCTCCTGTAATAGTACTAGTATCAGGAGATTCTGTAGAAGTTAGATTTGCCTTAACAATTACACTAGAGTTAGTAGATATCGAGTCTGCTTGTTCTATACTAGAGACATTACCATTAATTACTAAAGTGCCTACTATATTTGATGTGTCTGCTGCTTCTTGAATAGTACTCGATGCAGTGATATTAATTTTAGTAGCTGTTACAACTGTGTCTGCTGCTTCATTTAAAGTGCTAGTACCTGAAACAATTACTGCTCCAATAATACTACTTGTATCAGCAGCTTCTGTGCTAGAGAGACTTCCATTTATAGAAGTACTACCTACATTACCCGATATTACAGAGGTATCTCCACTCTCGTTAGAGATAACGCTACCTGAAACAATAACTGTAGCACTAGAGGAACCAGAGTCACCTACTTCGTTAAAAGTATTTGAGCCAGCCACGAAGCTAGTACCAACTATAACTGAAGTGTCAGGAGATTCTGTGCTATTCACTGCACCAGTGACTAATACACTAGAACTCGAAGATAAACTGTCTGCAGCTTCAGCTATAGAGGCTGCAGCAGTAACTAAGATATTTACATTAGATGTCAACGAATCAGCAGCTTCATTAATAACCACTGACCCGTTTATGCTTGGACTCCCAGAGTCTAATAGGGCTAGTAATAATGACATCTAAATCTCCCTATTATTAAGACACTACACCGATTTGTGCTCCCTTAGAGATACAGAATTGGTAGATTGCTAAACTTAAATCATTTCGCCTAGATAGTCCATGAATACCTTCTACATCAAGAATTGTAGAAGTTTCTTGAGGATTAGCATAATAATTCTCCAATCCAACAATCAGAAAATTACCATTCTCATCATAATACCCCTTACGAAGAGTTACTGTGCAACTTCCGTCTTCGTGGAGGGTAATAGGTAAACTTTTATATTGTAATGTTACTGTCTCTAATGTAATTGGCATCTATTACTCCCAACCGTACATGAAGGTGACTGTGTGAGCTACTACACCTGCCGTTGCTACTGTACCAATATGTTTTGTTACAAGTTGTACAAATTCACCAGCATTTACAAAGACTGGTGCATCACCAAAATCACAGAAAGTTGAGGCTTGCTGTACTAGAGTACTTACAGCTTGGTTAGCTGTAACAACTTGGGTAAATGGAAGAGCGATACGTCTTGGAGCTTTTGCAGTAGCTGCTTCTGCAGTTGCTAAAGATACCGCAGTATGCCCAAATGCCAATGAATATTGAGCAACATATGCACCACCAGTAATAGCTGTTTGAACATGACTAGTGAGAGCTAATCCACGGATAACCAATCTTGCGGGTCTACCATTTACAGAAATTGCAGGTACTTGGAACGACTGGATGATACCATCAGTATTAACCGCTAATGTAGCTGTTT